CATCTGTTAACTCGTATATTCTTTTTAGTTGTGATTGTTGATTGTAAAAAAACTTTGCACCTTTTGCTCTCATATCTTTAAAATCGCTAGGGCTTGCTCCAGACATAATACCAGCACCTAAGATAGCATCTGCTCTAGACACAAACTCTCCATCTGCTAACTGAGCTAACATTGTATCTTTATCTTTATTTCCCATACCAGTTTCATCTTCTATATATCCACCGGCTCTTTCGTATAAAGAATAATCTTTTTCATCTTTAACTATTTTAGAAGGTAAGTATTGAACTCCACCCCCTTCATTAAATTTTTTAACACTTGCTATACCACCTTGTGCTGCGTAAAAAGTATTAGCGTCAGGAAAAGGATTGTAGTTTGCATTTTGTGTTGCTGGAACAAAAGCTCCTTCTAGTTTACTACTTTCTCTTGCATAAGCATCTTTGTAATCTTTTTCTGTAAATGGTGGCTTAACTTCTTCTGTATCTGTAAAAATAGATTCAACCAAAGGTAATGCTGTTGTAGCTGTGACTAATTTTGAAACTGGAGACATACCCATGTAACCTGAACCTGCTGCAGCTTTTTCTGCTGCTGCACCTTCTAAGCCTGCAGCTTTTATTGCTTCTGCACTCATAGCTTTTTTACCTAATAAAGAACTGATACCACTACCTGCCATTGTATTACCAAGTTGAGCTTTTAAGCCTTCTCCAGCTATTGCATTACCCATTGACCCAAATGCCGACATACCTGGTCCACCTGCCATACCATATAATTGAGAACCACCCCCTACTAAGAATGCATCTCTTAATGATCTTTTAGTTGATTTACCTCTAAGTTTTTGTACGCCAAAGGTGGCTAATGCTAATGTAAATGGATCCATAATTTAATATATAGTTTATGGCTAATTCTACCATTTTAGTCTATTCGTTTCAACTCATCAGCAAATCTTCCTGTATACTGGTGTTCCCCTATATGACTAATGTGATCGTTAATATAGGCGTGACATTGACCCCCTATATCAGCCCATCTTCTACAGAAAGCAAAGTCTTCTCCGTGATATGTATTTGTCTCAGGATCAAAAAGAGTATCAAAAAAATTATATAAATTTTTAGTTTCTACTTGTTTACCATTGATAATAGTACTTTGTTTGATTAACATATGGGGATATTCCTTAACCATTTTTTCTAAAACAGATCTTTTAATTAACATACACCCAGTAGGAGAATGGGTTACTTCCATAATTCCATCCTTTACTAAAACATTATCTATATCTTTTAATTTCATAGGGTAGTTATTCAAAGACATCTGGAGATCCCTAGCACTTTTAATTCTATCATTCTTTATGTAATCATAACCTTTATCCCAATTAATTGTTTTTAAAGGGTAGGGTACAGATAATACATCTACATCTTTTTTAAGCATTTCATAAATAGTAGAAGGCTCAAAATCTATGTCTGAATCTATAAACAATAAATGAGTTGCTCTAGGCTCATTTAAAAAAGCAGCTACACATAAGTTTCTTCCTTGAGTTACTAGAGAAGATTTTATTAAATGAAAAGCTATTTTTATATTATTAGCAAAACAAAACTTTTGCATCTCCAATAAAGATTGAGCATAATGAATAGACACTTCACTATGAACTGGAGTACATACCATTATACTATACTCAGGTTCTACTATTTTTTTCTCAGTATTAATTGGTGATTCATTTTTCCATATAGGTTTAACAGACTCATCAAAATCAATATGCTGACTTATTTTTTTATGGGCAATTCTTTTATCGTGCATTTAAAGCTCCTGTTAAAAAGTTTTCCCACTCTTTACCTTTTTTCTCCCATGAATAAAATCTTTTGTAATAATCTACTTGGGAATCTAAATGATCTTGAAGATAATCCTCATGAAGATAATCGGCTGCAGTATCTATAGCGTGGGCGAACCCAATAGCTAAAGCTTGGTAGTCTCTTGTAAAATTTACATATACAGGCCACTCAGCAAATGTTTCAAAGAGTGCACCATAGTTTGTAACAATTCCATGTAAACCTGCGGCAGCAGTTTCTACTACACCTATACAAAAAGTTTCTTCCCATATACTGGGGTAAACCCACATATGGTAATCTGTCATATGATCTAAAATATATTGATTAGGTTTGTAGCCAACATAATTAACATTAGGTAATTTTTCAGCTTGTTCATATAAAGGTTTATAAACATCATCATTACGTTTCTTAAAATCATCTCCATAAATTTGAGTACTACTGTAAACGTCTAATGTTATGTTAGGGTTTTTAACATACTGCATTGCAGCTAACATTACATTTAAACCTCTCCATGGAGTAGAGTGGTGTAATAATCTTATGGGATCACCTTTTTTATATTTTTTTCTTGTAGGAAAATTATCAGTTGCATTTTTGATAACCATACATTTATTTTGAGGTACATCAAACATCATTCTAAATTTTTCATAATTCCAATGACTATTAAATACATACCAATCATATTCTTTATGGCGCTCAGGGTTATTAAAAAACTCCTGTAAATTAGGTTGGTCCCAAGAATTTTTTTGCCAAAGTATATTTAATTTATTAGGGTCTAAAGGAACCTTACCTGGAATAGAGGTACATAGCTGTACTTGATCCAGTAGTTCTTTGGGGCAATTTTTTTTTAATAATTCAAATTGTAATTCTGTTCCGCCTTGGGGTTCCATTATTTGGTTTTACCAAATATAGCCATAGATGCAACAGTTATTTCAACATGTTGCGAAAAATCTTTTTCAGCTGTATCAGTATTAGGGTCTGCCACATCAGCATCAAACTCAGCTTTGTTAGCGTATATCTTACCGGTTTTTTTATGCTTTACTATTTCTTTCGCACTAGCTGGCACAACCTGTACCTCTTTTCCGTCTATAATTTTAGTAGCCATATTAATTCCTTCCTTGTTTATTATATTTCTTATAACATCTTTTCTTACTTTTATTCAAGTTTTTTGTATGTCTTCGGGGCCTCTTCTTAGGTTTATCCCTAGGTGTAAAATTTGAAAAATTTTGTTTAGCCATTTTCTTGTGATCTATCTATAAGAGCATAACTGATTACACCATTTAAAGCATTACCAGATTCTTCTTTTACACTTATACTATCCCCTGCTTCTAAATTCAATACAGGGTAAGAAGCCTGTATAGTGGCGGTTGCTGTAATATCTGACCTATAAAATTCATAAGAAGTAGAAGCTGAACTATCATTTAACCAACATTGAGTAAGGACATTTCCTGTACTGGTGTTAGCTATAGATATACTTTTAACAATAGCTACTGCGGTAGTAGGCACTGTAAGTACAACAGTAGAGTTAGCATTAACTAAAGCAAAGCCTTGATTTTTATATTGTATTGTCATGAGGCCATAAATAAATTAAAAGTTACTTGTTCGTTTTTTAAATCTTCTTGAAAAGAAAAATTAAGTTGTTGTTTTAAAGTTTCTAAACCTTCTAAAATTTGTCTTTGATTAGCAGCATCATATTCTTGTTTAGGTTCTGGTATATATGCAGTTATCTTAGCCATTATCTCATCCCATCAGGTTGTGTATCTGCCCTAAATGTACCATATCTCCAAGTTTGATCAATAGCATCATTTTCTATTTTTAAAGATGCAAAACGAGCTCTAGCTCTAGTATCTTTTTTTTGTGTGTTTGGAAAAATAGTAAAGGGACCTAATGGTGAACTAGTTGCAGTATCACTTGGAAACTTTCTTAAGTTAAGTGTTATTTTTGCATATCCTGTTAACAATTTAAAATCAGGAACGAATCTTCTTATTGACATTAAAAATTGCCCATTACCTTCTACATCTAAATCAAAATCACCACTTTGAATAAAGGCATTAATTGCTGTTGCATTACCTAAAAAATCTACTTGATTATTACCTACTTCTTGAGCATAGTAAGTAGAAGCTCCATTAATTGCTGTTGCCCCTTGGATAACTGGGAAACTCGGAACATTAGTTTCAATAAAATCTGTAGCATAGGGGACTGCAAATAAAGTAGCATCTGTCCAGCTAGATCTATCTAAAGATCCTGTAGCCCAGGTATTTTCTTCATAGTTATAAGTAACCACCCTATCATTTTGAGCAGAGTTATCTTTAGGATAGAACCAATTAATCTCACTATATAAATGATTTAATCCGGCATAAATAATATTATTACTATTATAATTTAATCCTAAATTATCCCCTTTATTTGTAAACACAAAATCTTCTACTAAACAAGGTATACCTTTAACTGTACCATCAAACATAAAGAAACCCCCTTCTTCAGCCATCCAGTAACAAGCACCATTAATAAATCTTAAAGCGTGCTGACCTATTAAACCACAGTTAGTACCTACCTGTCTTATAGAAAAAGTAAACGGTGGACCAACAAATTGCATTACATAAGCTGAGGTATCTGTTAAAATTAAAATATAATCTTTACCTTGTACAGCCCCTACTATTTTAGTACCACTATCTAATCTAAAAGTACCCGCAGTATTTGTAGCTGTAGGAGTATAATCATTAATATTTTCTTGGTCAGAAAATCTTATAAACATTTTATCTTGTGTAGTATTATCAGTAACATCTGTTTGAGTTCCCAATAATATTAAATGTCTATCTCTATCAGATACAATTGACATCATTGATTTTTCAGGAGCGTTAGTTACAGTTGCAGCTCTTGTAGTTAAAGCTGCTCCTGTTGCATGTAAAGGAGACCACTCAAATGTTTTACCATTTTTTACAGTAGCAATTAACTTTTCTCCAAAATTATGTAAAGACCAACTAGCGGGCTCAAGTGTTACTTCAGAAGTAGGACTCGACTGTCCCCATCCTACAAAGGATGTAGCATTTTGTACAGATGCTGAAGCCCCGTGAGCAGAGCGTGTAGAACCTTTTACAGCTCTAGTTATTCCAGTTAGTTTTAATCCAGCTACTCCTGTGTAAGAAATAATTTCTGTACCCCCGACTAAAATATAATTAGTCCCTGTTGTTGGAAATCCTGTAACACTTGTTAAGGTAATTTCTGTAGCTGATCCATTATTACCAGCCGTATCATTTGCTAATGAACCATTTAATGTAGTAGTTGCTGCCCCTTGAATAGTTCCACCATATAGACCTGTACCAAAACCAAAAGCTCTAGTTTGAAATAAAGGACCAAATGTTATGTAAGGGTTAACTGTAGCGCTTCCTCCAGCCACAACACTTCCCCCAGTACCCACATTAGGCATGGTGATTGTAAAAGTATTAGATGTTGATGTTATTACTTGAAAAGTTGTAGTTGTAAAAACTGAAGCTGTCCAAATATCTGCCCCGCTTGATTGAGGTGGGGTAATTCCTGTAAATGTAAATAAGTCTCCAGCTATCATTCCATGGGCTATAAGATTAACTGTTAGTGTTGTAGTTCCGTCAGCCGTGAAGGTTGCTCCAGTTTGAGCTGCTGCTAAAGGTGTAATATCGTAAAATGCCCCTTCATAATAAATAACTAATGCTTTGTTTGTCCCTATAGCTACATATTTTCTAGAGTCTAAATCAGCCCAAACCAACTGATCTCTTGCTGCACCTACCATAGTAGTACTAGTAAGTTGTGACCAACCCCCTATTTTTTCCGGTAAGCCATATCTAAATCTTACAAAATCCCCATCAATCCATTGTCCTGGAGCTCCTGTAGGAGTAGCTTGCTTATTAAATCCTGGTGATATGTTTACCTCTTGTAATGCCATACTTCTATTTTACTAAAATAATTGCTTATAGTATATACTACTTAAGAACTGGAATATATTATGCCTTGACCATTGAAGGGAGACCCAACATAGGTCTTTTATCAAAACGGTTTTCTTCAGCAAAAGGACCATTCACATGGTTATAATGAAGAAACACCTGTCCACAGATAGTACCTTCAAAAGGTTC